GCATTTAGTCAAATAGGTGATGGTAACACTACCTATTATTCTTGCACGGATGGAACCGACTTTGAGATAGGTATTGGAACCTATACTGCATCTGGTACAACCTTGGCCCGTACCACAATTTTGCAGTCTAGCAATTCCGATAATGCTGTTAGTTGGTCAGCAGGCACCCGCACCATCTTCTGTACGTTGCCAGCAGAGAAGATGATATTTAATGACGCGAGTGGAACCGCGCAGAACTTTACAGAACAAGACCCGAATGCGTTGGCATTCGCAATAGCATTGGGATAGAAAAATGGCTAACGCATTTAAAACATTTACAGACACCGCAGTGGGGACAGCCAACGCAGATGTTTATACCTGCCCCAGCGCGACAGAAACAACAATCATCGGCTTGAACATTGCCAACATATTGGCGGTTTCAATCACGGTAAACGTACAGCTAATCAATAACGATGGCGACAATGTGCATATTGTAAAGTCAGCCATTGTCCCTGTTGGTTCGTCACTGGTAGCAGTTGGTGGCGACCAGAAGATTGTGATGAATGCTTCTGACATCTTGAGGATAACAGCAAGTCAAGCATCAGCGGCAGACGTTACATTGTCTGTACTGGAGATTACCTAATGGCATTAAGTACAATAGGTGCAAATCAAATAGCTTCAATTACTTCTGCGGCTATGCCTACTGGTTCTGTGTTGCAAGTGCAACGCACTCAGTTTACTGGCACAAATACTGTATCTGGTTCTGCTGGTGCTGATCTTGTTGTATCAGATTTGACAGTAAACATCACTCCTATTTCTACGTCTAGCATTATTAGAATTGATGCAATGGTCAATGGCGAATGGTCTAACCAAGCCGGAAGTTATCAAAGCGTTTGGTTTTTCTTTAGAGATAGTACAAAATTGTCTCATGCAACAGCGGGTAATAGGCCAACAGGCATTATGATGGGAACTGGAATTACTTATGATGTACAAAATGCCGACTCTACACCAGAACACGTTACCTATTCTTATTTTGATTCACCTAGCAGCACATCTCAAATAACATATAAAGTAGGTTTTAACCAAACTGCTGGTTATAGTTGGTATTTGAACAGAACTGTAGGTGATACAGATACTGCTTCTTATGAAAGAGGTACATCTTTTATTAGCGTGACGGAGATAGCTGGATAATGGCATACATCGGCGCACAACCAAATAAACAGTTAACGAAGACAACGAGCCAGTCCTTCAACGGCACAGGTTCGGCGACCGCGTTTACACTTAACCGCGCCGTGAACACTGGTGAAGAGCTAGAGGTATTTGTTGACAACGTGCAGCAGGAGCCTGGATCTGGTAAGTCATACACAGCCACAGGAACTACCTTGACGTTTGACGAAGCCCCGCCGTCTGGTACGGGTAACGTGTACGTTATATATCGTGGTCAGGCAGAAGTAACAACACGGCTGGAAGCACCAGACCTTTCTATTACAACGGCAAAGATTGTTGACGCAAATGTAACCAATGTCAAGATAGACACAATGGCGGCAAGCAAGTTGACAGGTGCATTACCAGCTATAGATGGGTCTGCACTTACTGGTCTTAGCAGTACTAATGTCAAAGAGCAACTTGCTATGATATGCGATGGTCAAAACTACACTGTTTCTAGCGGAACTTACACTCCTACAAATGTTACTGCGGTACAAGAATTAACGACTAGCTACGTTACTGTAACTGGTTCTGAAATTTCATATACCCCACCATCAGGAACAACTTGCGTAATATACGATTTTCATTGTCAGTTTGCTTTTAAAGATGCCAATGGTATTGCCCATTTTAGGTTTTACATTGATTCAGATGAAGTGACAAATCAAAGGCTAAATATAAGTGGGCAATATCCAGAAGTAATGCAAAGTTTAAGGTATGTAATTCCTATTGGCGGCACAGCAAGCACCGCAACTGGTAGACAAGCTACATGGACATCAGCAAAAACTCTTAAAATTCAATCAAGAGAATATGGTTCATCAAATGAAGGAAGACTTCATAGCACTGTTTATTTTGATGGCATTGGAACTAATACCTTTCATCAGCCTAATTTAATTATTACGGCTTTGGGATAGGAGTTTGAAATGCCATTAAGCAAAATTAAAACAAACTCTTTGGCAACTGGTGCTGTAGGTACAAGTCAGTTAGCAACTGGTGCGATTACCTCTGCGGTTATGCCTACTGGTTCTGTTATACAGGTCGTACAAGGTAGCACAACAACGGCTTCGTCTCACAGTTCGACTACGACTCTCACTGACACTAATCTTTCTGCATCAATAACACCTTCATCAGCATCAAATAAAATTCTCGTGACAATACAGCAACATTGTTATTGTTTAAGATACGGCGGAACAATAGTTATTCTAAGAGGAAGCACCAATATTTCAGCGGTAACAGATACCTATCAACAGTATATAAATCCCGGAACAAATGCATCTTTCAGATGGTATACTACACAAAGTCAATTAGATAGTCCTAACACCACAAGTGCAATTACGTATAAAACACAGGCGAAGTCCTATGACGCTAGTAACCCACTAGAGTGTCAAAAAAGCGGCCGTTGGACTAGCTTTATTACTTTGATGGAAATAGTTGGATAATGGCATATATAGGCATAGACCCAAATGTAGGCGATATAACCTTTCAAAGGTTTACGGGTGATGGAAGCGCAACTGCGTTTACGTTGGCACAAAGCGTTGTTAGCGGTGAGGCACTAATTGTAACAATCGGTAACGTAGTGCAAGAGCCGGGTATAGGCAAGGCATATACCGCGCAAGGAACAACACTAACCTTTTCTGCCGCTCCAGCTAATGGCGATGTAATTACTGTACGCTTCTTTGGTCGTGCCGTAGACCAGCCTACCAGCTTTGCAATGCAGTTGTTTAAGTATACAGCAACAGCAAGCCAAACCGCGTTTACAGGTGCGGATGCTAACGGTGCGATACTGGCCTTCTCTGGTAACGATGTAGACGTATATCTAAACGGTGTGCATCTTGATAGTTCAGACTTTACCGCCAGCAATGGCGATACGATCACACTTGGTTCTGGTGCAACGGTAAACGATGAGTTAGTTATCCGCGCCTTCCGCGCCTTTACTGTGACTGATACAGTTAGCAAGTCCAGCGGCGGTACGTTTGCGGCTGAGATTACAGCGACACAGTTTCAGACTACAAACACCACGGTTGATACTGCTGTATTCCGCACCAATGGACAAAGTGTCAGTGAAGATACTACAATAGCATCAACCAAGAACGCATTGGCGATTGGTCCTCTGACCATAAGCTCATCAACTACAATTACCGTTAGCGGTAATCTGACAATACTGTGAGGCACGGATGGCTTCGATACTAAATGTAGACCAGATAAGAACTGCGGCAGGCACAAGTGCCATGACGTTTGATAGCGGTGGTCGGGTGACTCAGCCAACTAAACCAATTTTTTATGCTACTGCTGATAGCACTATCAGTTTGACAACTAGCTACGCTGAAATTACGGCTTTTAGCAACGCTCATGTAAATGTGGGAAGTCACTACAATACATCAACAGGCAGATTTACCGCACCTGTTGCAGGGGTTTATAATTTTGGTGTTAATTCCATCGGCAATGCTGTCGATACCGTTTACAGATTTAGACTTTATAAAAACGGAAGCAGCCTGAATAACTATGAATATAGAATACAAACAGAGGGCGGTTCTTATGGCACAAATGGTGAGTTTTGTGTGGTCACTTCTTTGAGTGCATCTGATTACATTTCAATTTTTGCAAAATCTGATAATGGCACAGACGCCTATTCTGACAGCAATTTTAGATACACCTATTTTCGTGGAGAACTGGTGGGTTAAGTCATGTCAACATTATTTGTAGATACAATAAATGAGAAGACCACAAACAACGGAGTGGAGATTCCGGGTCATGTGTTGCAGGTGCAACAGACAGTTTTTAAAGACACTTTCTCAACTGCCATTGGCCCTAATTTTGCTGAAGTTACAGGACTGAGGTGTAATATCACACCCAAGTCAACTAGCAGTAAAATTTTAATAAGGTTTTCTTTATGTCTGGCTACACAATACTTTACATTTAGGGGAAGAATTTTAAGAGACGGAACGCCTATTGACGATGCGTTGGGCAACCAGCGCGGTTCTAACAGAAAGCGAGTTACCTTTGATTATTGTCAGTATTATAGCGGGAACAGCACACAGTATGATATGATAGCAGGGGTAGTTGAATATTTAGACTCCCCTTCTACGACCAGTGCTGTTCAATACAGTATAGACATTGGTGGTTTTAGCACATCGTATCCTGTTTACGTTAATAGAACTCATAACGACCTTGATGGAACCAGTTACAATGGCACTCCTATTTCAACAGTCATTTTAACGGAGATTGGCGGATGACCAGCATATTAAAAGTCACCGAAATCCAAGACCCAACGAACTCAAACAGTGCGCTAACGATTGATAGCAGTGGACGCATTAATACACCTGCCAGACCTTTATTTAGAGTTGGTATGACAACTACTACTTCAGGTTCAACTGGCGGTATAATTATATTTGACACTGTTAAAAACAATGTTGGTAATCATTACAATACTAGCACAGGTATTTTTACCTGTCCTGTTGCTGGATTTTATCAATTTGGGCATAGCATCTTATTTCAAGATGTAGCTACTTCAGATGACAGTATTCATACTTATTACAGGGTAAACAGTAATTCAGCTACTGGTTATCTTTTTGACCGAGCAGATGGGTTAGATGCAAATGGCTATTCAGGCGTAGGCGGTTATTTAAATTCTAGAGGTAATGGTTTAATGCATCTCGCGGTTAACGATACGGTTGACTTGTATTTTACCTGCACTGGTTCAATTCAAATTCATGGAAACTCGAATTCAAATTGGAGTCAGTTTTACGGATATTTGATAGGTTAAATCATGGCATCAGTAACAGAAGCAATCTTAGCGCTAGACCCAAACTGTCAGTTTGTACTGCGTGGCGAACCTACAGACGCGATTAGTTTTAACGCGGCCTTTAGTCTTGTAGTTGGCGTGGACAAAGCTAATGATACAGCAATTCTATCCGATGACCCAGATGATTGGGAAAGGGCTGGGGTAACATGGGGTACGGTCAAAACAAAACTAAATGAGCTTAACGAACTAGAGCCAATGAAGCTGCTCCGCGAGGAGCGCAACCGCCGTATCGCTGAAACAGATTGGTGGGCATCGTCTGACCTTACCATGTCCGCAGAACGCACAGCCTATCGTCAAGCACTGCGAGATATAACTAAAACATACTCATCACTTGACGATGTGGTGTGGCCTGATAAGCCGGAGTAAGCTATGAGTAACGCCCGTAATCTTGCTAATCTGTTAGGTACAAGCACTAAAGTTCCATCTTCCAAACAGCCTGCTGGTTCTGTTCTGCAATGTGTAACAACAAATTATCCAGATGATTTTATATTTAGTTTGAGTTCTTCGGGCAACACATCAGACAACGGCAAAATGGAGATTGTTACAGGATTAAATTGTTCTATTACACCTACGTCAACAAGTAGCAAAATACTTTATCAGGCCACAATTTATTTTGGTGGAACCTCAATGTATGACTTTGGTTATCATATAATTAAAAATGCTACATCAACAACCGCAACTACAAACGCTACAGATACCTCTCCTTGTGGCGGTTCTTATCTTACTGATTCAAGTGGTAATGCCATAAGAGGACAAGCATCAAATAGTAACCCCAGAAGTACGGGAGTTGCAAATTTTTACCAGACAGTAAGCTCTGCTGCTAACGTTACATATATGATAGTTCCAATCAGCATGATTTTACTTGACCATCCTAATACAACATCGCAAATCACTTATAATTTTGGTGTTACTTATTATAATTGGGCATCTTCCTCATTTTATATAAATCGGTCAAACCAGAACCAACAGGCTGGTTCAAACCTATATGACACTAACCCTGTTAGTACTGTTACCTTAATGGAAATAGCTGGCTAATGTTCGGCGAACTGTCCATATCAGAAAACCCGCTTGCCACTCAAGGCATTGTGCTTTTTGGGTCTGAATCGCTTGACGCAAACTTCACACAGTCAACAGACTTATCCGCCATACTCAGCGGTAGTATGTCGGTTGATGCTTTCTTTTCAAAGGTGTCCGCAGCGGCAGGGACGCTAGTCGCTGAAATAGAAATTACATCTGACTTTACACAGACTACACAAGGGCTGCGATTTGCTACAGGCGTGGCTGACTTAGATTTTCAGTTTGACCAGACAACAGCAGCGAACTTTACAGCCTCTGGTGACGCATCAGTTGATGCCAACTTCACACAGACAAGCACCGCAATCAAAGTAGCCTCTGGCGTAGCTCAAGTGGACTTTAACTTCACACAGACATCTGCTGCCATTGCTATACTTTACTTGCTTAGTGACCAAACAGCACAATTCGACTACGACCCACTAGGTGGTTTGCTACTTAGAACAGGACTGAGCATGGATTCTCAGTTCGACATTACGCAGGCTTTGGGCGGGTTTTTGCGCTTTGCCGCGCAGACAATGGACTCTGTGTTTATTATGACGGCAGATGGTGCTATACTCTGGGTAAAGGTTGACGCAGGTGGCACACCAGAAATCTGGACACAGGTAACACACACAGGCGATAGCTGGGCTGAAATAAACGCAGGCACATCGTCTGAAACATGGACAAATAAGGTGGTATAAATGGCAAGTACCTACACAGATTCTAGCGGTATAGAAAAACCAGGCTCTGGCGAACAAGCTGGTTCTTGGGGCGAAACCGTAAACGAAAATTTTGATATCATTGATCGTAACTTAGCTGGGTTTAAAAATCTTCAGTTAGACGGAACTTCTAGTAATTTAAGTGTTACTGACGGGGCTAAATCTGAAGGTCACTATAAAGTTTTGTATTTAACCGCAGGAACCATTAGTGGCACTCACACCATTACACTTCTTCCAAACGACAAATCTAAACTGTATCTAGTTTCTAATACAACATCACATTCGGTTGTGTTTACACAAGGCAGTGGCAACAATGTTACTATTTTAGCGGGAGCCTCTGCTTGGATATATAGTGATGGCATAGGTTCAACCGCAAATGTTCGTGTGCTTCCGTCCGATCTTGTCGGCGACGTAACTCCTCAGCTTGGAGGAAATTTGGACGTTAATGGAAACTCGATTGTCTCTACCAGCAACGGAAATATTAACATTACACCCAACGGCACAGGCACAGTTGCTATATCCAAATTGCAAGCAGCAAGTCTAAATTACCCAACGGCTGACGGAACAAACGGTCAGTATCTACAGACAGACGGTTCAGGCACTCTAAGCTTCTCTACTGTTCCAATTAGCGGCAGCACTTTTACACTAGGTAGCTGGACTATAAGTGTGGTTAGTAATGAGTTGGTGTTTAGCTACAGTGGTACTGGTAAAGCCAAAATAAAAACTACAGGAGAAATTGTTTCTCTGGATGATGTAACTGCATTTGGAACTATATAATTATGCCTATTCCTGCTTCTGGCGCGATAAGTTTTTCTGACATTAGAACTGTATTTGGTGGTAGTGCGCCTGATGGTTTGTCTGAATACTATAAAGGTGGTGGTCTTGTTACAGATAACGCGACCACTGGTAACGTACCTACAAGCGGGGCTATAAGTTTTGGTGATTTCAGAAGCAGTTCAGGTAGTAGTAACAGAAATATAGCTTTTTCTATGCGATATGATGTTGGCCCCGGTAGGTTCTCTGGGGTAGGCTTGGCGGCAAGTGATTCAGTAACAGGCACTCCATACAGCTACGGGGCTAATGTTTCTGGTAGTAACCCATATTATTACCAACCAGTGTTCCGAGCAGGAACAGGCTATGTTACATCTTTAAGTTTCTCTGTTCAACAAAACGAAGATACTGCATACAATGACCCTCATGTAATTTTGTACGGCGGCACAGATAGTTCAAACGTAACAACCGAGGTTTATAAATGGCTTGCGTATCAAAATGGGTCAACTGGTGGTGGTTTAAGTCATGTTCTCACTTTTAATGCCAATGGAAGTATTAGTGGCATAACTTCTTCAACGATTATTTTTACGGTTACAAGTTTATATTATTCAAATGTAAACTCAAACCATAGATGGTATAGATTTGCTGCAAGAGCACCTTCAAGCATTGGTAAGCAAGGTAGTATGATTGATTTATCAGGTTTAACTTCACAAGCGCAACCTACATAGGTGGCACATGCCGTTAACAAAATTACAATTTAAACCGGGGATTAACAGAGAGGTCACTTCGTATTCAAACGAAGGGGGCTGGCGCGACTGTGACAAGATTAGATTTCGATTTGGCTATCCTGAAAAAATGGGTGGTTGGTCCAAGTATACTAGCAGTACTTACTTAGGCACAGTTCGTGCCCTTCACAACTGGATAGCATTAGATGGTTCTGACTATTTAGGGTTAGGGTCACATGTTAAGTACTATATTGAAGAGGGTCAAAACTTTAACGACATAACTCCAGTAAGAACCACGACTTCCGCAGGAGACGTGACTTTTACCGCTACTAACAACTCTAACGTAATTAAAGTAACAGACATTTCACACGGTGCAGCGCAGAATGATTTTGTAACTTTTTCTGCGGCTGAGTCTTTAGGTCCAAATATTACAGCAGCTTTACTTAATGCAGAACATCAAATCACTGCGGTACTAGATGCGGATAATTATGAAATCACATTAACCGCAACAGCAAATACAACTGGAGTAAGGCAAACAACGCTTGCTGGTACTTCTGCTGGGGCAGCTACGCACACTGGAAAAACACAAAGCGCAACAAGCGGCAGTGGAACAGGGGCGGAGTTTACTGTAGTTGCCGGTTCCTCAAATTACACATCTGTTACTGTAACGAACATAGGCACGGGCTATGCAGTAAATGATACAATAACCATTCCAGGGACTTCTCTCGGCGGTTCTTCTCCAACCAATGATTTAACAATTACAGTAACTTCCCTTGACGGGGATGTTTTAGACGGGGCAACCACTGGTATCAAAACCATGTCAATTACCAGTCAGGTTGTTCAAGTAAGTTCAGTTTTGGGACCTACTACAACAGACCCCACTGACGCTGATGCAGTATCTGCATTTAATCCTGCTGAAAACAGCAATCCTGTAAAAACAGTAAGTGTTACCTCTGGAACCTCTACAGGCAGTGCTACGTTTACAAACGTAACAGGAACGTCGTCTGGTGGAGGCAGTGGGGCTAAATTTACTATTACAACAGATGGTTCCGGTGGATATACTGTAGATGCGGTCACAGATGGTGGGGATGGTTACGACGTAAATGAAAACATAACAATTTTAGGGACAAGTCTTGGCGGGGCAACAACAGCGAATGATCTTGTTTTAAACATAACTGCTGTCGAAGCACATACTTTTGATTTAACTGTTGTTAACGCAGGAAATGGGACAGGGTTTACCGCAAACTTTACTCAAAATACTATCGGTTTTAGCACTGTTATTACTCAAAGCTCTCCAACCGTATTACGAACATTTCAATTTAACTACACTTTTAACGGAGCAAACTCTGTAAGTGACGGAGGAAGTGGGTACAGAGTAGGTGACACTTTCACCCTTACACTGTCAATGGGCGTAGGTTCCGGCACTTTCACAAACAAAACATTTCAAGTAGACAGTCTTGTGAACAACACTGTGGCAGAATATCAAGTAAATGTAGGGTTAGATACAACGGTTGGGGGCACAGGTTGGGGAGCAGGGCAATACTACGGGGTTACCTCTGGTGCTTTACAGACGACCTTGAACGAAGGTGGAACTCTTAGCTCCTCTGACACCACAATTACACTGACGGACACTACTGGCATAGTTGCCAGTGATGTAATCTTAATAGACAATGAGCTTATACTTGTGGGCGGCGTATCAAGCACTGGTGTCAAAACAGTGGGGTCTTTAACATCTTCTGGCGGATCGGCTGGGTCAGCCACGCATACAGGTAAAGTTCAAGCAAGCACAAGCGGCAGCGGCACAGGCGCAGAATTTACTGTTGTTGCAGGAGCATCGACTTACACGTCCGTCACCGCGACCACCGCTGGAAGTGGTTACGCAGTTGGAGATACAATTACAATAGCTGGCAACACGTTAGGTGGGGCAACTCCTCTGAATGACCTGACCTTTACGATTACAGCGGTTACAAATGACTTGACGGGATGCACAAGAGGTTACGCAGGAACTCTAACAAACTCCAACGTCAATACTTTCGGTCCGACTGTAGCTGCAACTCATGCTGACGGTTCTGTTGTGCGGTTAGCAAAGGGAAACACTGACTCGATTAACGATTTTGCAGGGTGGGGGGACGCTGCGTCTGGTGGTGTAACAACCACAGGTCAAATACGTTTATGGTCACACGATAATCTTGGTGAAGATTTACTTCTTAACCCAAGAGATGACCAAATATATTACTGGGACAAAACAAACACGCTTTCAAATCGGGCTGTTAGGTTGAACACATTAACTCCGTCCGCAGGGTTTTTTAAAAGAAGTGTTCCTACAAAATGTAAACAGGTTTTGGTGTCGGATAGAGACAGGCATGTAATTGCTTTTGGCTCAGACGGTATTAATACAAGCTCCTCTGCTACAGATGGAAACGGTATACAGGACCCACTTCTTATCCGCTTTTCTAATCAAGAAGACCCGTTAGACTGGTATCCCACCGAGGACAATACTGCGGGGGATTTGCGCTTGGGTTCGGGTTCTACCTTCATGCAAGCCGTTGAAACAAAACGTGAGATACTGGTGTGGACGGACACTGCTCTTACATCTATGCGATTTATTGGTCCGCCATTCACTTTTGGTTTACAGCAACTGTCCAGTAACATTACAATTATGAGTCCAAACGCTGCTGTAGCGACAGAAGATTTTGTTTTCTGGATGGGTCTTGATACATTCTATGTCTACGCTGGTCAGACACAAACACTGCCCTGCTCAGTGAAAGACAAAGTGTTTTTAGATTTTAACTTAGAACAGAGAAGCAAAGTAATTGCTGGTATTAACTCTGAGTTTAGCGAAGTAACATGGTTCTACCCATCAGCTAACGGGGCAGACAACGACCGTTATGTTACTTACAACTATAGCGAAAAAGTGTGGTACTTTGGTACGCTTGAAAGAACAGCATGGTTGGACCGTGGAACTCGGACCTTTCCTTTAGCTACTGGAAACAACTATCTTTACAACCACGAGCTTGGCTATGATGATGACGGTTCTGCCATGACTTCTTTTATTGAGTCAGCAGCAATAGACATTGGTGATGGCGACAGGTTTTCATACTTACGAAAAGTCATACCTGACTTAACTTTTGACGGGTCGACAGACTTATCTACCCCGCAAGCCACGTTTACGGTTAAGGCACGCAACAATCCGGGAGCGGACTTTGACAACACGCAGTCTGGTACAACCAGCCGCACACAAACAACACCAGTAGAAAAGTTTACAGAACAGCTAGACCTAAGAGTTCGTGGACGTTCCTTTGCACTTCGTGTAGAATCAAATGCATTAGGGTCTAAATGGAAGCTGGGTAGCCCTCGTGTAGACATAAGGCAGGATGGTAGAAGATAATGTCAAGTAATCAGGTTGCACCACCAAGGCTTCCAGAACCACCGATCGAGTATACACAACAGTATATGGCGGATCTTGTGCGTTCTATACAGGTATTTATTGAACAGGAGCGTAATCCGGGTGAGATGCGAGGGACTAAACTAACGCTGACGGACTTGCCTACTTCAGCGACGGGCCTTGAAACTGGGTCCTTGTATAACGACAGCGGAACTGTGAAGGTCGTAACGTAATGGGTCTATTTAAATCATTCAAAAAAATGCTGGCTCCTATTGGTGGGGTTGTTGGGTTTGCTCTTGGTGGCCCAATGGGCGCGGCCCTTGGATCTGGAATTGGATCTCTTGCGGGTGGTGGAGATGTAAAGGATGCTCTTCTTGCGGGGGCTTTGGGCTATGGTGCAGGTTCTTTTGCTAAAAGTGCAGGATTTGGGTTGGGGTCCGGCGGTGGTATAGGTAGCTTGCTTCCAAGTTACGAAGGCACATCTATGCTTGGCATGGGCAGTCCGCTATCCGCTGTAAAAACTGGAGCGGGAGGTCTGCCGATAGGACCGGGCGGCATACCTAGTGTTGACATGGCAGCTAAAGAAGCAACTAAAGGTAAAGGCATTCTTTCAATGTTCGACGATATGAGTATGGGCACAAAACTTGGGTTGGGTGCTGGCGCGTTAGCACTTGCTGGCGGCATGTTTGGTGAAGAAGAGGAAGAAGAAAAAGGTTTCAGCTACGCAGACACAGGACCGGGCAAAGTTAAGGGCACACTTGTAGGCAGGTCTGGAAAAAGGTATGATATGGATGACCCTACGGATATGAAACAATATGCAGATGAACTTAGAGAACTTCAGGATCCAGGGTACAATTACTACACTGACCCATATCGGCCTGTTGCTCGTTCTTCTGGGTATGCTCATGGTGGGGATGTACATGCAGGCGGTGGTGAGGTTGACGGACCGGGCACAGGAACGTCAGATTCTGTGCCAGCAAGACTCTCTGACGGGGAGTTTGTTTTAACAGCCAAGGCTGTTCGAGGTGCAGGCGGTGGCGATAGAGATATCGGTGCCGCACGTTTATATGATATGATGTCAGACTTAGAGGCGACGGGCTAATGTCAAAACAAACAGTAGAACAGATAACAAGACTTGCTCCTTTTCAGGAGCAGTTTCTAAAAGACATTTTTGCGCAGGCAGAGGCTCTTCGTGGTACACAACAACCGTACTCGCCGCAGCAACTAGCTGAATTATCCGATGCGCAGAACCGAGCAATAGCATTAGCAGATGCGGGTATTGGTGGGTATCAGCCGTACCTTGACCGGGCGGCTCAGTTTGCAGGCCCCGGCGGTGCGCAACAGTTTATGAACCCATACGAGAATCAAGTTGTCCAACAGACAATGAAGGACATTGCTCGTGAAGGACAAAAAGCACAGCAGCAACTTGCAGGACAGGGCGTAGCTTCTGGTGCTTTTGGAGGTTCTCGATTTGGTGTCGCACAGGCAGGGTTAGCTG